AGGAATGACCTGAAGATAGGCCTTCCTGCAAAGCCTAAGAATGTATTTAAAAAATCTGCAAATCAAAGAGAGCAGTATTGGGAGAGAGAGGAATACCCTCGTCAATTAAAAAGAATCAAGACTATATTCCAATGGAATGATATGTCTTCAGACTTCAAAGACTCTTGGGTTGATTATATAGAGAGGGAGTTCGACAGAAGGGAGCAGGGGTTTTGGTTTTATAACGCTGACAATCCAACATATATTACAGGATCACACTACATGTATTTGCAGTGGACTAAGATTGATGTTGGATATCCTGACTATAGAGAGGCCAACAGAATATTCTACATCTTTTGGGAGGCGTGCAAGGCGGACAAGAGATGCTTTGGTATGTGCTACCTAAAGATTAGGCGTTCAGGGTTTTCGTTTATGGGCGCATCAGAGTCTGTTAATATGGCTACACTAGCCAAGGACTCTAGGTTAGGTGTTCTATCCAAGACGGGTAATGACGCTAAGAAGTTATTCGTAGATAAGATTGTGCCCATATCAAACAACTACCCATTCTTCTTCAAGCCTATTCAGGATGGTATGGACAGGCCTAAGACTGAGTTAGCCTATCGTGTCCCGGCATCTAAGATTACTAAGAAGAATATGCACCAGCTTGGTGACGATGATATAGATGGGTTAGACACTACTATAGATTGGAAGAACACAGCAGACAACAGCTACGATGGTGAGAAACTGAAACTGCTAGTACACGATGAGAGTGGTAAGTGGGAAAAGCCTGAGAACATTCTAAACAACTGGCGTGTAACTAAGACTTGCCTAAGGTTGGGTAGCAGAGTTATAGGTAAGTGTATGATGGGTTCCACGTGTAACGCTCTAAACAAAGGAGGTAATAACTTCAAGAAACTATACGAAGACTCTAAGCCATCCAAGAGAAATGCCAATGGTCAAACTAAGAGCGGCCTATACTCATTATTCATTCCTATGGAGTGGAACTTCGAGGGGTACATAGATAGGCACGGTATGCCTGTATTCACTTCGCCTGACGAAGCAGTTGAGGGCGTGGATGGAGAGATGATAGGCACGGGAGCTGTTGATTATTGGAAGAATGAGATTGAGTCTTTGAAGTCTGATAGCAATGCGATGAATGAGTTCTATCGTCAGTTTCCTAGGACAGAGTCTCACGCCTTCAGGGATGAGAGCAAGTCATCCATATTCAACCTTACTAAGATATACCAGCAGATAGACTACAACGACAATATGATTCAGGAGCATATGCTTACCAGGGGTAAGTTCTTTTGGAGAGACGGGCCTGATAGCAAAGTGGTGTGGAGTCCTGACAGGAACGGAAGGTTTTTGGTTTCTTGGCTACCGAATGCAGGCCTACAGAACAATGTCGTTACGAGGAACGGGAGGAGGTATCCGGGCAATGAGCACATAGGCTCGTTTGGCTGTGACCCTTACGACATATCAGGGACTGTTGGCGGAGGATCATCTAATGGTGCGCTTCACGGAATGACCAAGATGCATATGGATGATGCACCAACCAATGAGTTCTTCTTAGAGTATATAGCTAGACCTCAGACGGCAGAGATGTTCTTCGAGGATGTGCTTATGGCTTGCGTGTTTTATGGGATGCCTATCCTTGTAGAGAATAATAAGCCAAGACTACTATACCATTTCAAGAACAGAGGGTATAGAGCGTTCTCCATCAATAGGCCCGACAAGCCCTCTAACAAGCTCTCTAAGACCGAGAAAGAGCTCGGGGGTATACCCAACTCATCTGAGGATGTAAAGCAGTCTCACGCGTCCGCTATAGAGTCCTACATAGAAAAGTATGTTGGCCTAGATATGGAGGGCACATTCAGAGATGTTGGAGATATGGGAGGAATGTTCTTTAATAACACCTTGTTAGATTGGGCGAAGTTTGACGTGAACAACAGAACGAAGTATGATGCGTCTATAAGTTCAGGGTTGGCTATTATGGCTAATCAAAAACACATATATCAGCCTCAAAAACAAAGTTCAAAAATATCAGTTAAATTTGCAAGATATAATAACAAGGGCAATGCTAGCCGATTACGCCAATGAAAGAAGTTAATGTCAACATAGTAAAGAGAACTTTCCCAAGTCAATTTGTAAGCGATGAAGAAAAGGCTCTTCCTGAATTTGGATTAAAAGTTGGTCAGGCTATACAGCACGAATGGTTTAAAAGAGACGGAGGGTCTTGCAGGTTCTATAATCACTTAGGTCAATATCATAAACTAAGATTATACGCACGAGGTGAACAACCTATTGGGAAGTATAAGAATGAAATGTCTGTGGATGGCGACCTAAGCTATCTAAACCTAGACTGGACACCCGTACCAATCATACCTAAGTTCGTTGATATCGTAGTCAATGGAATGTCGGATAGATACTTTGGCATCAGAGCGTTTGCTCAGGATCCTATATCTTCTGAAAGACGTAACGAATTCAAGGATATGGTGGAGGCTGATATGGCTGCTAGAGAATTACTTGAGCAACTTAATGAAGACTTTGGCATAGACACCTTCAATGTTCCTGAGGATGAACTCCCAGGGAGTGATGAGGAGTTGACTGTTTACATGCAGTTGAATTATAAGCCTGCTGTTGAGATGACAGCTGAAGAGGCTATTAATACATTAATGCTAGACAACGACTACAGCGATACAAGAAAAAGGCTAGACTACGACCTTATGGTTTTAGGTAAGGCTGTAGTGAAGCACGAGTTCAACCCTGGAGATGGCGTTACAGTAAAGTATGTTGATCCTGCAAATGTGATACACAGCTACACTGAAGACCCACACTTTCAAGATTGTTTCTATTGGGGAGAGGTAAAGACTGTTCCTATCACGGAACTAATCAAGATTGACCCAAGCCTACTTCCTGAAGACTTAGAGAAGATTTCTCAGTATAGTCAAAGTTGGTATGACTACTATAACGTAACACAGTTTTATGAGAATGATGTATTCAAAAAAGACACGGCAACGCTTCTTTACTTTAACTACAAAACCACCAATACCTTCAAGTATAAGAAGAAGATTGCAGACAGTGGTGCTGTAAGGATGATTGAAAAGCCATCTGACTTTAACCCTCCACAGGATATGGTTGAAGAAGGAAGGTTTGAAGTAGTTCAGAAAACAATTGACGTATGGTATGAAGGGGTGATGGTTATGGGGACAAACATGGTTCTTAGATGGAGAATGATGGAGAATATGGTTCGCCCGAAGTCTGCCTCTCAGAATGCCATGCCTAATTACATTGCTGTTGCGCCAAGAATGTACAAGGGCAATGTAGAGTCTCTAGTAAGAAGAATGATTCCTTTTGCTGACTTGATTCAGATTACACATCTCAAGCTACAGCAGGTTATGAATCGAATGACCCCTGATGGCGTGTTTATTGACGCTGATGGAATCAATGAGGTTGACCTCGGCACGGGAGCGGCATACAATCCTGAGGATGCGCTGAGGCTATACTTCCAGACAGGTTCTGTTGTTGGTAGGTCGTACACTCAGGATGGAGATTTCAATAACGCTAGAGTTCCTATTCAACCTATTACGGGCCACTCAGGGCAAGGTAAGATGGCTGCGCTAATCAATAGTTACAACTACTATCTAGATATGATAAGAAGTGTAACGGGATTGAATGAGGCTAGAGACGGATCAACGCCTGACCCGAACGCACTCGTGGGAGTTCAAAAGTTAGCGGCCTTAAATTCTAACACAGCCACTAGGCATATCCTAGACGGTAGTGTGTTTATGGTCAAGAAGTTGTCTGAGGCATTGATGCTCAGGGTGTCTGATATTATAGAGTACGCTCCATTTAAAGAGGAGTTCATACTACAGATAGGAAGGCATAGTGTTTCAATGTTAGAGGATATAGATGAGCTATACCTAAGAGACTTTGGGATATTTATAGAGATATCTCCTGACGAGGAAGACCGAGCTAGGCTAGAGCAGAACATACAGATAGCACTAGGATCTGGAGACATCACTCTTGAGGATGCCATTGATATTCGAGAGATAAAGAATATTAAGCTAGCCAATCAGGTTATTAAAATCAGAAGAGCAGCTAGAGAGAAGAACAGACAGAACCCTGAAATTATTAGGATTCAAATGAATCAGCAGGGTCAAATGCAGTCACAGCAACTAGCAGGACAAATAGCCGCACAGAAGATGCAGTTAGAGTCTCAGCTAAGAATGCAGGAGGAGCAGGCCAAGATGCAGATGGAGTCAGAGAAGATGCAGATGCAAGCAGAGCTCAAGTCTCAGTTGATGGCTGAAGAGTTTAACTATAATATCAAGCTAAAAGACTTAGAGGTTGATGGACTATCTAAAAGAGAAGATGCTAAAGAGACGGCAAAGGACAAAAGAATAGATAGACAGAACACTCAACAATCTAAACTTATTGAGCAGAGGAAAAAAGATTTACCTCCAATCAACTTTGAATCATCAGAGGACAACTTAGATGGGTTTGACTTCGGTCAATTCGGTCCGAGATAAAATATATATATTTGCATAAAATTTAATTAAATGGCAATTCGAGTAAAAGACATAGGCGTTTCTGAGGAAAAGTCTAAACAAGAAATAGAGGCGAAACTTTTGGAGGAGCATGAGGCGAAGAACGCTGAAGCGCAGGAGGTAAAAGAGGAGCCAAAAGAAGAAGTTCTTTCACAAGTAGAAGAGAGATATAGCAAAGAGATTGAATCTGTGGACGATTTAGTTTCTGAGAGAGAATCTGCTCCTGATATGTCTGAAGAGATGCTAGCTTATTATAAGTTCAACCAAGAAACAGGCAGAGGCATGAGCGACTTTATTGAGTTTAATAAAGACGTTGATGCTATGGGAGACGATGAAATCTTAAAGAAGTACTACACGTATGTAGAGAAAGGTCTTGATGCTAGCG